TCGGTACTTTCACAGGGGCGTTCATGCTAACCACTCTTGAATATGGTGGAGAATATAATGGTGAAGTCACATATAGCTTTACCTTTGAAAGCTCTGGCGCGATCACCTTTGCGACGGTCTAATCATGGCTTGGCAAAGTGTTGATGTAAAAATCAAGAACAAGGGTTGGGGGGCTATGATAAAGGCCTCTGACTCTGTTGTTGAGTTTTCGGTATCTGCCGCCTGTAAGATTAAGGCGGGAGATGCTGTTGAATGTGGTGACGAAACATACAAAGTCATCTCTATTGAGGATATCGCCCAGAGGGGCGAGACACTTGTTTTAACTTGTGAAGGAAAGTCAGATGACAAATCCAAAGCGGGGGGAGCTTCCGATAGTTCTGGGAGCGAAGACGTATAATGGCAGGGTCACCATCGATTCTGTTCTTAGGATAGAACAAGCGTGTGGGTTGAGTGTCCTGAAGATTGCTCAAGCACTATCGGAAGGGGCGCTTACCACCACGCAAATCATTGCGATCCTTACCCCTGTCATTCGTGGCGGGGGCAATGATGTCAACGAGAAAGATGTTGGGAATGCTATTTGGGATTGCGGTCTGGCTGATGCAATCAAATGTGTGGGCGAAATTGTTGGCGTAATCCTGAGTGCTGGCGGTGATGAGGGAAACGACGAAGGGGTGACAGCCAATCCGTAGACGAGTTTCCTTGGGATGAATGGATGCAAATCGGCCTTGGAAAAATGGGGATGTCACCCGAAACATTCTGGGGAATGAGCTTCCTAGAATTCTATATGGCGGTTGAGGGGTTTGCTGAGTTTCATTCAGGTGGCAACGCGGCACCACTCAGCAAGGGCGAACTAGAAGATTTGATGGAAAGGTATCCCGACTGATGGCAACGACTGTCGATACCCTTCTGGTTCGCGTTGAAGCAGACCTAAAAGATGTCAACCAAAAGCTGGCGCGGTTTGACAAACAGGTCGATAACACCGCCAAAAAAGCAGGCAGAAATTTTCAGAAGATTAGCAACGTCGCCAAGGTGGCTCTTGGCGCGGTAGTCGTTCACCAGTTTGCCCAAGCTGGCATGGCGGCTGTGCGGTTTGCATCAAGCGTGGAAGAGATGCAAGCCAAGTCGTCAGTCGTCTTTGGTGCGTTCACTGGAGAGGTGCGTAACGCTCTGGCGGCGTTTGGCGATGAGGTGGGCAGAAGCACTTTTGAGCTTGAGGGCATGGCGGCGTCCATTCAGGACACCTTTGTGCCTATGGGTTTTGCCCGTGGTGAAGCCGCCAGATTATCCGTAGAACTTACCAAGCTGGCAGTCGATGTTGCATCGTTCAACAACGCATCCGATACAGAGACAATGGCGGCGTTCCAGTCTGCGCTGGTTGGCAACCATGAGACTGTTAGGCGGTTTGGCATCGTCATCACAGAGGCCACGCTACAGCAAGAACTGTATCGGATGGGCGTCAAGCAAAATGCTCAAGATGTAGACAATGCCACCAAGGTGCAGGCGAGGATGAATCTGATTCTCGCTGGCACTACAGATGCCCAAGGCGATGCCGCAAGAACGGCTGACAGCTTTGCCAATACATCAAAGGCGCTCAAGGCCGCGCTAGATGAATTGCTTGTTAATGTTGTAACGCCATTACTGCCAGCCCTGACAAACATGGCTAGAGGATTGGCTAACGCAACGAATTCACTGAATGAATTTCTTGTGGCTGTTGGGATGATTGATGAGGTTGGAAGGCCACAGGAAAACATACTCAGAGATTTGACGGCTGTAGAGGCAGAACTAACAGAAAAGACAATTAAATTAGCACAAGCGCGAAAAGATTTGCAAAAGGCGACAGAGGGATTAACAAAAGATGACGTAATGTCCCTTTTATTCCCCATGGCGAAGGGCGGGGATGCCACAGGCAATGCCGCCTTGGGCGGCTTACAAAGACTCAAAAACAACATCGTTGAGCTACAAACAGAAATTTCGGTCCTTACAACAGACGCTCAAAAACTTAATTCAGAACTTGCTGACACACTGGATGCGCCAACAGGTGATTCTGGTGGTGGGACACAGACAAAAACAAAAGGTCAAATCAAGTCAGAAAATAAGGTCACCAAAGCCTTAAATGATCAGCGGTTTGCAGTTCGATTGTTGAACGATGAAATTGATGGCAGAACGTCAGCGGAATTAAGGGCGCTGAAAGTTACGAGAGATTTGACGTCGGCAACTGATGATCAACTCAATGAGATTCTGCGCCTGATCAGAGAAGAAGAAAGATTGCAGGCCCAGATTGATGCAACAGCCGCAACAAAAAAGGCATCAGCCGAATTAAATGCCTTAGAATTTAACAGCGTGGCAAGTGAACAAGCCGCAGATGCGACCATGCTAGTCGCAGATTCATTTGCAGTGGTCACTGAAGAAATAGAAAAGTTTGAAGAGGCAAATAAAGAAGCGGCGAAAGCAACCGTAATAGTGGCTGATTCCTTTGGTTTGATTACGCAAGAAATAGATAAGTTTGAAGAGGAAGCCACAGCGGCAACCATGATGGTGGCTGATTCCTTTGGTGTGATCACAGATGAAATACATAAATTTGAATCAAAGGCGAAAGAATTGGACCCGATGACTAAGGAAATGCATTCATCACTAGCATCGATGTCAAGAGGTATCAGTGCTTCATTTGCTGATATGGTTGTTAGCGGCAAGATGAACTTGGATTCCTTGCAAAATATCTTCAGTAGCTTTGCCAAAACGATGATATCCAAAGCCTTTGAGCTTGCGGTGATCAACCGCATCATGAATAGCGTATTCAGTTTAAGCGGCACATCTGGGGAATTGCAGACTATCCCGTTGCCAAAACTAGGCGCAAGCGCAGGGGGTGGTCGTGTTCAGGGGCCAACGCTGGTCGGTGAGCGAGGCCCAGAGTTGTTCGTGCCATCATCCGCAGGGGTGATAAGAAACAACCACGACACCAAGAACATGCTTGGGCAGTCGGGTGCGGTGGTGAATCAATCAATCAACATTGACGCTGGCGTATCGCAGACGGTAAGGGCCGAAATTATGACAATGATGCCCGTGTTCAAACAGCAAGCCCTTGAGGCAGTCGTAGAAAGCAGAAGGCGTGGTGGTCAAGTGGCCTCTGCGTTTGGCAGATAAATGGCGGCACCAACATATCCCCTAAACCATCCCGCCACCCCAGCGTTTCGCAATTCGTCTTGGCGTCTTATCAGGCAAAACGCAATGGCAGAGTCGCCGTTCACGGGCCAGCAACAGGTCTTTGAGTATGATTACGCGCTTTGGACGGCAGAGATAAGCCTGCCACCGATGATGCGCTCTGAAGCGGCGGCATGGGAAGCATTCTTCATGAAATTGCATGGGCGCGTTGGCACGTTTCTGTTAGGCGATCCAGATGCCAAGTCAGCCCAAGGTTCTATCACGGGGTCAAATACACTCAGCGCAAACGCGAGTGTGGGCGATTTCACGCTGACGATCAGTACAGGGCAGAACAGCGTGACAGGTATCTTCAAGGCTGGCGATTATATACAGTTGGGCAGTGCCGCATCGTCAAAACTGCATATGGTTGTGGATGACGCAGACAGCAATGGCTCTGGTATTGTATCAGTCCAGATTGAGCCAAAGGTCAAGGTTGCGGTTAGCAGTAGCGCGGCCATCGTGATATCTAATCCGCGCTGTCTGATGCGAATGACCAGTGACGAACTGGGCTGGGATGCAGACCATGTTAGTAAATATGGAATCACGTTTGCCTGCCAAGAGGCGTTCTGATGGGTATTGATTTAGTGCATATTATCGATGGCCTCATGGGCGTAATTATTTTGGGTGGCGGCTGGTTTCTTGGCACACAATCCAAAGAATTGAAACGGGTTGAGATTTTGTTAAACAGGACGCGCGAAGATTACGCCACAAGGTCTGACATGAAGGACGATATGAGAGCGGTGATGGATGCATTGCATCGTGTTGAGGACAAACTTGATCGTGTGCTGGGCAAAGACTAGGGGGCAGATATGAATATCAATAGATTTGTAACGCAGTTGCGTTTCCATGAGGGCGTCAAGAATTTGGTCTACAAAGACCATTTGGGAATTGAAACTATAGGCGTGGGTAGGAATCTGCGTGAGCGAGGCTTGTCAGATGAAGAGGTCGATTATCTTCTGCAAAACGATATCAAGATTGTAGAGGATGAGCTTGATAAGACCCTGCCTTGGTGGCGAGACATGTCAGAGGTTAGACAAAGAGCCTTGGCAGATTTGGTGTTCAACATGGGTATGCCGCGCCTTCACGGATTCGTCAAAACTCTGGACGGCTTACAAAGACGAGACTATCAGACAGCCGCCGACGAATTACTCGATTCCAAGTATGCCAAACAGGTCGGGGCGCGGGCTGTCAGAGTCGCGGAGATGATTCGCACTGGTGACGACAGCGAAGAATTCTGAAGTCTTCAATGACAAAGCCTATCATCACAGGGGCTGTGCCAATATCTGAAATTGCGAAGATCGAAAGAAGAAAAAGGCAAAACTGGGGTTTTATAAAATATATGCAGAAAGGAGAGAGCTTTTCTGTAGAGACGCAAAGGCAGGCCCAGAATGCTTACCATGCAGGCAGGAACAGAGGCTTCACCATGAGGATTCGGCAAACGCCAGACGGCGGCTATAGGGTTTGGAAATTGTGAAATCAGGAGTGGTTCTTATCCAGTCATGTATGAATATAAAATTAAAGAAATAGTTAAAGTTGTCGATGGTGACACAGTGGATGTCATCATAGATCTTGGATTCAGCCTTACCAAAAAAGAGCGTGTCAGGCTGGCTGGTATTGACGCGCCAGAAAGCAGGACGACGAATCTGGAAGAAAAAGAATTGGGGATGGACGCAAAAGAGTTTTTAGAGCGCCGCCTTGCGGATTGTCCAAGCCTCAAAGTGCAGACAGAGAAAGACGGCAAATATGGTCGTATGCTTGGTTGGATTTATTGTGGAGATACTAATATTAATATGGAATTAGTGGATAGAGGTTACGCCTGGTTTTACGATGGTGGAACAAAGAAAAAGGATTTAGATGAACTTAGAGGGAAAAGAACTTAAATGAGTTTAGTTGCTTCCTTAATAGGACCCGTCTCTGGATTGTTAGATAAGGTGATCGAGGATAAGGATCAAAAAGCCAAGTTAGCTCATGAGTTAGCTACGATGGCAGATAAGTTATCGCATGAACAAAATCTTGCACAAATCGCAGTCAATAAAGAAGAAGCAGCTTCTGGAAGCCTGTTTAAAGGTGGCTGGCGTCCTTGCGTTGGTTGGGTCTGTGCTATTGCTTTTTTCTATCACTTTGTTGGCCAGCCTGTTATTGTTTTTGTTTTAACGGTAACTGGAGTTGAAATACCAGATTTACCAAATTTTAACATGAATACCCTCCTCACGGTTTTGGGAGGAATGCTGGGCATAGGTGGATTACGCAGCTATGAGAAGCAGAAAGGTCTGACGAAATAGAAGAAGAGCCTTGTATCGTTTGTGGTACAATAAAGAAAGTCTACTGGATATATACAGTAGAGCAAAAATGGAAACAAATGAGAGAAGTTTGTTTAACGTGTAAGGAAAGGAACAAAAAAGATGACAGCAAAGAAGGGCTTGTACGCTAATATTCATGCGAAGAAAAAAAGAATAGCAGCCGGTAGCGGAGAAAAGATGAGGAAGCCTGGGAGTAAAGGTGCTCCAACGGCAGCAAACTTTAGACGAGCGGCTAAAACAGCAAAGAAGAAAAACTAATGGCATTAACTAAACGACAAAAAGCAACTATGGCAAAACATAAAGTACACCATACAGCTAAACATATGCGGGAAATGACTAAGCTTATGAATCAAGGCAAAAGTTTTACTGCAGCTCATAAATTAGCAATGAAAAAGGTAGGTAAATAGTGGCTAAAGAAAACTTTCAAGAATGCTTGAAAATGATCTTGCACCATGAGGGCGGGTGGGTAAATCACCCGCGTGATCCGGG